TTCTGTTGGCAGCTTGCCTAACCCTTTGTTGCCTGCGGGTACAGGTTTTAAAGTTTTTCCGGGCATACTTAATCTCCTTTTAGCAATCCTATCATGTTTAAACTATCAAATCTACCGTTAAGGTGTATTTGCTTGGCCTCCCATACCACTGTGTTGTGTACAATAATAGTACAACGTTGGCGCTCCCACAGCTACAACTATCTGTGTGTATGCACCAGCGTTACCCGGAACTCCATTAGTTGTTACACCCGTGGTATACTCTGAACCACCTCCATGCGTACCGTTTGAGGTTGTGCTAAACCGGAGAGGGTGTCCACTATTAGTGTTGTCACTTTGGTCAAAGCGATAAGTACTCCCTTCATAAAGAGTGAGAGTAGGTGCTTGAACACTATCTATAAAATACTTGTTTCCGTATCCAGTGTTTTGAACAGTTACAGTAAGTGTCTCGAAAATATCCAAGTCCACATCTTGTCCTGCTAAAGTAAACGTACCCACGTTTAAAGGAAATACGGTAACTGAGGAAGTTAAAGTCACATCCTGACCAGTTAAAGCAAAGCTACCCACGTCTGCGGTTAAAGTGACGTTTGGTGTTGCAGTAATACTGAGTGTAACTGTACCTACTTCTGCTGTCATAAACTGAGCATCGTTCCCCACAGGATCAAAACCAAAAAGTCGCCTGCTTTCAGCTTCTGAAGTATCAGGACGAGGGTTCTGTAGGCTTTGAGGGTCAAATATCTTTAAACGCCCTAAAAAGTTTTGTGGCTGGTCAGGGTCTGCGACATCCCGTCCTACAAGAAAACCAGTCTTAACGCCGTTTTTAAACTCAGGTACAAGGTCAGATAGTGGATAACGAAATCCAGTTTTATCACAAAAACCAAAAGCGTATCTACCTTTTGTATATGACATTAAGCACCTAAAGTGAATGTATTAAACGGCACAAACTTAATAGACGCTGTTTCTTCATCTTCTCCAGCGGCTAGTTCAAATTGAAATTCATATTCTTGTTTTAAAGGAGACACGCGAG